CGGGGCCTCCTCTGCGGGAGCCTCGGACTTGGCGACCTCGACCTCTTCCTCGGCGGGGGCCTCGGGAGCGTCGAGCGACTTGAACATGAGGAACGGGAGACCAGTGGCAGGGCCGTTGACGGCATCCACCCGGTCGATGTCAGGGTTTACAAGCTGAGTGACGCTCATTTGGGTTCTTCCTGGTTGGGTCGGCGGGCAGCAAGCCCTTGGATTGACCAGCCGTTGAAGTGGCCGGACTTGACGAGTGCCCAGGTGGGTTCGTCGAAGATGACTCCCACCAGCCAGTCGCCAGCCTTGACGACCTGCTCGGTGCCGTCCACCGCCGTCTGTTTCCAGTCGGGGCCACGGTAGATGTAGGACTCTGCGATGTCCGCATGCCCGACGGTTCCGTCGGCGTGGTGGAGGCCGATCTGTTGGCCCTTGCGGAGGAAGCCCCACGCGGACTTCTGGACGTCCTCAGTGTTCATGAATTCGCCGTGACCGTCTACCCGGTTTGCCGGATAGGCGACTCCCAGCACGTAACGTGACTCTTGGGTCACAGGACGCTCCTTACGGGGTGGTAGATGGTACATTGAAGACCGGCGACATTGCGCACCGGCAGTAGGGGTGACCCGGAGGGGTCTCCGCACCCAGGGGGTGTGGGCTGGACGCAGCCTTGTCGCTGCAGATGGGGCACGCTCCAGCGGAGATGACCCAGTCGAACATCGGAATGTTCGCCAGCCGGTACTGCTGCTCCGTGGCCAGAGTGACCATGCGGTTCGTCTCGGTGATGGCGATCATTTCGGCACGATCGTAGTCGCCCAGGAACGCGTCAATGTCGTGTGCCATGGTGTCTACTGCCTCGCCGCTCTGGACGCCATCCTCGATGATCCGCGCGATGCGGTCGAAGGTCTCCTGCGAGATCCCCTTGAGGGTGATGTTGGCCTGACGCAGGGCCTCCTCCCACCCCAGGTCCGCATACAGCGGCTCGGGTGGGGTACCGGGTGCCCAGATGGACCAGCCGGGGACGTCTTGCCCCAGCTGAACCTTCGCGGCCATGTCCCCGGCGTGGTAGGCCTCTCGCACCAGATTGCTCAGGACCTCGGACAGCGACTCGGGGGTCGCCCCCTCCCGGAGAGCAGACTCAATGCCGTAGACCATGGACACTTCTTGCCCATGTTCGATTACGGCGTTGGCTGCCTCCGGGGTGAGGAACTCCCTGAGTGCTGCGCGGATCTGGTCCGCGTAGTGGTCCGTGATCCGGAGGTCGATCGCGTGCTGGGGAGTAGCGACCGGCGGCTCGTCCCGCCAGCTACCGGCGGGTCGTGCTTTTGGGCCTGCCCCACCACCCGGTGTGGTCGCACCGACGGCGGCTTCGATCGCGGTGTCGAAGATGCTATTCGCGTCTCCGTCGTTCTGGGCCTTCTGCAGTACGGTCCAGACCGCCTCGACGGCTGTCTCCGGGATGAACTCAGCTCCTCGGTACCGTCGGGGAGCCTGTCCCCTCCGAAGCCGAGAGAGGGAGTTGGAGCGCCACTGAGCGAACTCCTTACGGAGGCCCTTGGCGAGTCCCTCTACCGGGAGGTCCTCGGCGAGCTCTTCCCGCAGGGCGGGGAAGCCGGGCAGGTCCGACGGGGCGAACCATGCCAGAGTCTCCCTGTCCTCGCCCTTGCCGGTGTTGATGGCAATGGAGGCTTCCTCGGCGATGCGGAAGACGTGCCCCACGTAGACACCGTCCGACGTGTCCCAGGTAGTGAGGAGCATGGCGTCGTCCGGGAAGGACAGGCCGGTCTCCTCTTCCCACTCGCGGCGGGCGGCACCTTCAGCGTTCTCACCGGGGTCGATGTGTCCGCCGGGGAACTCCCACTTGCCGGCCGCAGGATCCTCGGAGTCGAGGGTCCGCTGAATCATCAGCACGCGTCCGGTGTCGAAAGCCTTGACGGCAGCACCAGCACAGATCGGGCTCAGGGGCCTAGCGTTCAGCTCCTGGACCCGCTCGAACTCGTCGAGGACGTCGTTGGCGAAGGTCGCCAGGTCGTAGTCCTCGTTGATGCCCTTGGTGATGGCCCCAGCGGGGGCCGGGGCGGCACCCTGACTTACATCGGGTCCTGCATCCGGGACAGCCGCTTCAAGGGCAGGCTGGGCGGGAGCGGGGGACTCGAGGGCAGGGGCGGCGGCAGCCGTACCCCCGCTGAGGAGCTGGTGACCGACGAACGGCATAGCCGTGTCGGCGTCGACGGACCGGGGTTCCCCGATCATGGTGCCGAGAAGGACAGGCCCGCTCGAGGTCATGATGAACCGGGGGACGCGCTGCTCGGAGTCGGTAGCGAGACCGTAGCGGAGCTCTCGGATCTCGTCCGGGGACACCACGCCAGTCTCGATGTGGATCTTGTCCGCCTGCGCGGCCTTGACCTTGTCCTCGTCTTCACGACCGGTGTCGAACTTGAACTTGACCGGCAGACCGAGGTCGTCCTGCAGGTAGGAGGTGATGATGTCCTGCAGGTGGTTGATGACCGGCAGGTCGCCAGTGCGGAAGCTGATGTCGTCCTGGTTGTCGCCGGTGGCCCGGTTGACGTCCATGGTGAAGCCGAGCTCCTGCGGAGGCACGTGGTACGCTGCGCATACCTTCTTCATCAGGAACTCGGCAAAGCCGGAGTTGAACTCTCCATCCTTCGACCACTCGAGCTTCGAGCCGCCGGGGAGGACCTTGAGCTGGCGCTTGGCTGCCATGTCCCCGTACATGTACGAGTTGAAGACCTCCTGGAACTCCTTCATCTGCCCGGCCTGGGATGCCTCGTCCGGGAGGATGATGAAGCCCTCGGGCACGGTGCCCTCGGTGAAGTAGTTCAGGAAGTGCTGCTGGAAGCGGAGGTCGGTGTTCGCGGCCATCAGGACGGCCTCGAGCGGAGCGATGCCGTAGGGCGAGTCGGACTGCGGACGGTACGGCTCGTAGATGATGTCGTCGGCCTTGAACCAGTTGAATGCCTGGCCCTGGATGTACTGGACATAGGCGGGAGCGTCGCCGGTGGGGCGGCGTCCGTAGTTGTCCAGGATCGGGGCGATGGTCGTGCCAGAGACGACCTCCAGGGCGATGGGCCGACCGAGGCGGTCGCGACGCTTGAACAGGGTCGGAGCGTCGTACCGGAGCATGTCCTCCAGGTACATGGCGAGCCACGTGCGGAAGGAGTGCTGGCCGTCGGGCTTCTTCATCTGCCGGTAGGCGATCTTGACGGCCTCGGCCACGTTGGACTCGAGGTTCTCGTCGGGGACGATCATGAAGGGCAGAGCGCGGATGGAGTTGATGCGGTGCGCGATGCACATGGCGGCGATGTCGTAGCTGTCCGTCAGGGCCTTCAGCATTTCGAAGGACATCCGCTTGTCCCGCTCGGGGCGGGACCTGATGTTGTAGCCTGCGGGGACGTTCCAGGCCTTGGCCTGACCGCCGATACCCATCGTGGGCTGAACCGGCAGGCCGGGGGCGAACGCAGGCCCAGTCATCTGCTGAGAAGCGGCGGCGGTTGCTACCTGAAGCCGCTGGGCCTCCGCAGGGGTGGACGACTTGCGCAGTCCCACTTGTTCCAGCCAGCCCACGAGGCCTCCTATGTTGAGTTGTGCTGGGCTCCCTGTTCACGGAAGAACTCCAGCCACCCGGTGGCGCGTCCGCCCCGGATGAAGATGCGATTGAGTGCTTGGGTCAGTGTGTCCACCTGGTCATCGTGGACACCGTTCGGGAACGATGCGGCTTCGTCGACCAGGCCCTCGATCCAAGGAGCAATCTTGGATTCCGGCAGGAAGACGTTGCCTGCTTCTACGAACGGGGTGACAGCCGACGCACGAGCCTCTTTAGACTCGTGCGGGGTGACTGCTATGAAGCCGGAGTACTTGGCCTTGAGCACGTCGAGGATGGCCGTACCGTTGGCCTTGTCCTCCACGATCTTGACGGAGCACTGCGGCCACTTGGCGATCATCGCCTCGACCTGCTTCTGGGTCTCGGAGAACGTCATGCGCTTCCGGACCTGGTCCAGTAGGTAGGCATTGGGGCCTCGGTGCAGCCAGACCTGGCCGACGACGAAGTCGGAGTTCTTGGTGTCCTTGAAGGCCATGTCCCAGCTCATAAGCAACTTGCCGGAGCCGGTGGGGATGACACAGGACGTGTCGGCCCGCACGGTCCACATCGGGTTGGAGTACCATTTCCACTCGGAGCGGAGGAACATGTTACCCTCGGATGCGGACGGTCGGCCCTGGTACAGGGCGTTCCAGACGCGGGAGCCGACCCGCTTCATGATCGACATCCACTGGGCAGTGGTGCGGCGACGGGCAGACTGCATGAACTCGCCGGGTTCGCGGCCGAGGGGGTCCGTCTCGCCCTTGTCGGGGTTGTGGTCGGCCTGCGCCGGGATGTTGATGACCTTCCAGAGGTGGCCATCCTCGGCGGCGACCATGCGCCCGGCAAGGTCGTCTTCGTGCCACCGGGTCAGGATCATCACGACGGTCGCACCGGGGGCCAGACGGGTCGATGCCGTCGAGGTCCACCAGTCCCAGGTGTTCTGCCGGACTACAGCGGAGTCGGCATCCTTCTGGTCCTTGACCGGGTCATCGATGATGATCAAGTCGGCGGGGCGACCGGTCAAACCGGCACCGACGCCGACGGAGAGCATGCCGCCCTGGTGTCCGGCGAGCGTCCATTCGGACACCGAGCCGTTGTCCCGGGCGATGCTGAGTCCGAGCTCCGGATGCGCTATGATCCGGTTGCGCACTGCGCGACCGTTGCGGTTCGCGAGGCCCTGTCCGTAGGATGCTGTTACGATCCGGAGCTCGGGGTTCTGGGTCAATGCCCACACGGGGAAGTCGTTGGCCACGCGGACCGACTTGCCCTCCTGCGGGGCCATTGAGATGATGAGCCGGGCGTCCGGCGTGTTCAGGGCCTCTACCAGCGCCTCGTCGATGAGCTCGAGGGCGGGAGTCTGAATGGTGTTGGGGTTGGTGGCCCGAGCTACCGCTCCGGGCGACTCCCACTCACTGGAGGACGCTACCGTGGGGTCGAGGTTGTCTGCGAGTGAGTCCCAGAAGGAGGCCATCGGCTCGAGACCCCCTCCGGCAGTCATGCGTAATTGTGCCAGCTATGCCGCACAAGGTACACCATACCGCATGTTTGCCAAAAAGGCAAACCTGCCAGAAAAGTTTTTCTGGCAGGTCTGCCTCTAGGTGTTGCGGTCCTCGTCGGTGAAGGACGGGATGTGGTCCCGGGG